AGTAGATTTAAAACCAGGAGATATGCTGGTTTATTCTGGCTGTGAGCTAGAACATTGGAGAGAAAAATTCAAAGGCAAAGAATGCGTACAAGTTTTTCTGCATTATAACAATCGTAAGACCCCAGGAGCCAAAGATAATATGTTCGATAAGCGCCCACATTTAGGTCTTCCATCATGGTTTAAAAGATAACAAAATCGTGTTATAACACATAGGCGGACTAGGATTTACACCATACCACCATCCTAGTCCGTTTTAGGAGTTTTATGGGTTTAGGAATAACAGCTATAGCACAAGACGCGATATCGTCTTTAGGAACACCAAATACAGTTGCAGCTGTAACAGGTGTTTCATTAACAAGTGCGGTAGGGTCATCATCCATTACAGGAACAGGTGTAGTTCAACTTACAGGAATTTCAGCAACGACAGCTGTTGGACAAGCGCAGACGGATCCAGATGTTATTGCTACAGGTCAACAATTAACTACAGCAACAGGTTCTGTTACGACTACTGCAAATGCTACAGTAAGCTTAACTGGCATTGCACTTACAGCTAATTTAGGAAATTCAATTGCTAGTATCGATATTGATGTAAGTGTTACAGGTCAATCATTAGCATCTGCAATAGGCACACCTACAGTTTTCTTGGAAACACCAGTAGATGTGACAGGTCAATCAATGTCCTCTGCAGTAGGATCTCCACTTATTATTTCGTGGAGTTCAGTAGATCCAGAGGTAACTAACACTTGGACTGAGGTTGATATAGCAGCTTAAAGGAGTTATAATAAATTATGGCATCAACATTTTCAGCAGATTTGAAATTCGAACTCATGGCAACCGGTGAAAACGCTGGTACATGGGGAACAAAAACTAATACAAACCTTAATCTTGTACAACAAGCCATAGCAGGTTATCAAGAAATAAATGTAGCATCATCTAATGTAGATTTAGATATGAGTGATGGAACTATATCTAATGCAAGAAATATGGTTCTAAAATTTACAGGGACTCTTGCAGGAACAAGAGTTGTAACAATACCTGATTCAGTAGAAAAATTTTATGTTGTAATAGATGGTACAACTCATGGAGGAAATACCTTAACATTCAAAACTTCATCAGGAACTGGTTTTACTTTAACAGAAGGTAAAAGTCATTTCTGCTATTCTGATGGAACAAATCTTAATTTAATATCTGGAATACAATTAGCTAATAACACATTAGATACAGTTTTAGATCAAGGTAATTCTTCAGATGGAACCATTAACGTAAGTAATATTACTGTTACTGCTGCCACAACTTGTAACACAATTAGAACAAGTGGTGCTGCTATTTTTGGTTCAACAGTTGCTGCGACCAATAATATAAGTACATCTGCTGGTACAGTATCAGATTCTAAAGGTGAAGTTCGATTATTACCAGCTAACACACAAGGTTCAACATATTCACTTGTAGCCGCCGATCATGGAAAATTAATTATTGCTTCCAATACAATTACAGTGCCTTCAGGAATATTCTCTGCAGGTCAACAAATTAAAATATTTAATAACACTGCTTCAACTATTTCTATAAGTAGGTCTGGAGTTACAATGTATTGGGCAGAGACAGGAGCAAATGCTGATAGAACTTTGGGAACAAGAGGTGTTGCTACTATTATTTGCGTTGCAGCTAATACTTTTGTAATAACAGGTGAAACATTAACGTAGGAGAAATCTGTGGCGTTAACAACTGTCAGAATAGTACCGGGAATAAATAAATCGGATACACCATCAGGAGCCGAAGGACAATGGATCGATAGTGATTTTGTTCGTTTTAGATATGGTCAACCTGAAAAAATTGGAGGGTTTGAAGCATTAGGTGGTGCTACAATTTCAGGTCCAGCTAGAGCTCAACACACTTGGACAAGTATCGCTGGAGAAAAATATGCAGCTTTGGGTACATCAAAAGCTTTATATATTTATTATGAAGGTGCTTTTTATGATATTACCCCTTTAGACACTGCTATCACAGGAGCAACTTTTTCATCAACCACTTCTTCTGCAAATGTAACCGTTAATAAAACATCACACACGTTAGAAGCAGGAGATTACATTACTTTATCATCAGTAACTGTTCCTGGAGCTACTTCAACATTAAATGGTGCCATAACAGCTGTAGCAACAACAATAACTTTAGCTGATGCATCAAGTTTTTCTTCTTCTGGCTCTGTAAGAATAAATGATGAAATAATTACTTACTCAGGTAAATCATCAAATGATCTTACAGGTTGTACAAGAGGCACAGGAGGTACTACTGCTATTGCTCACGATACAGCTACCGCTGTAAGAGAATCTACAGTAACTAGATTTAATACAACTGATTTTACTAACAATATATTTGAAGTTCAATCAACAAATTTAGCAACAAACAGTTTTGAAATAGTTATGCCTTTTACAGAAACTGGAAGTGGAATGTCTTCAGCAGGAGGAGCAACAATAAACCCTTATGTTGAAATAGGTCCTGTTGAACAAACTTATGGTTATGGGTGGGGTACAGATACATGGTCATCTGGAGAATGGGGAGAAGCTTCTACCTCTACAAACGTAATACTTGACCCTGGCTCATGGTCACTTGATAATTTTGGGCAACAACTTATTGCTACAATCAAAAATGGTAAAACATTTACTTGGGACGCAGGTGCAGCTAATCCATTAGAAAACAGAGCTGCTGTCATGACTGGTGCTCCTACAGCCTCAAGAATGACCATTGTTTCAGATAGAGATAGACATGTTGTTCATTTAGGTACAGAAACTACAATTGGTTCAGGGTCTACTCAGGATCCAATGTTTATAAGATTTAGTGATCAAGAAGATTTTACTACATATTCACCGACATCTACAAACACCGCTGGTACTTTTAGACTAGATACAGGAAACAAGATTGTTACCGCGATATCAGGTAAAGATTATAACTTAATTTTAACTGATACTGCAGCTTATTTAATGCAGTTTGTAGGACCGCCATTCACCTTTTCAATTAGACAAGTAGGTTCTAATTGTGGATGTATTGGGCAACACGCTGCGGCTTATGCAGATGGTAAAGTTTTTTGGATGGGTCAGTCAGGTGGTTTTTTTGTATTTGATGGTACAGTAAAATTATTACCTTCTTTAATTGAAGACTTTGTTTTTACTACTACAGGTAATAATGTTGGCGTAAATTATTCATCAAATGAAATTGTATTTGCATCACACAATTCTTTGTTTAATGAAATTATTTGGTTTTATCCAGCTGGTACACCAGTATCAAATCCATCTACACAAAATGACAGAACAGCTGTTTATAATTATGTTGAAAACACATGGGCTCCAATGACACTTTCAAGAAGCACATATGCAGACGCTTCTACATATCCTGTGCCTTACGCTACTGAATATAGTGCTACAGGCACTCCATCATTTCCTACTTTACAAGGCGCAACTAATACATTTGGAGCAACTACTTATTTTGCACAAGAAGTTGGTATAAATAAAATTGACTTAAATAAAAATGCTACAGCAATAGCTGCATTTGTTCAATCTGGAGATTTTGATTTACCTACTGAGGGTGATGGGACTTTCTTACTAAGAGTAAGTAGATTTTTACCAGACTTTAAAAATATTCAAGGAAGTGCAAGAATAACTTTAGGTACTAAAAATTTTCCTGTGTCTTCAAATACCACCACAACTCAATTCGATGTAACAGGAACTACTTCTAAAGTAGATACAAGAGTAAGAGGCAGATTAGCAAATCTCAAAATAGAAAATACATCTACTGATGAAAGTTGGAGATATGGAACTTTTAGAGCAGATGTTAGTCAAGATGGTAGAAGATAATGGCTAAAATAAATGTTTATGTACCTGAACCTCCTAAAGAATATACTGAAGAAGGATTTAGACAAATAAACCAAGCTATAGCGACAGTTGAAAATCAATTAAATACAACGTATCAACAAGACTTGAAAAATGAACAAGATGCGTTTAATTACTTTTTATCATGACCATACAATATAAAAATCAAGGATTTAAACAAACTGACACAAGTAAAACTACAGCACTTACATGTCCAACTGACGCTACAATTATAATTAAAAGTGTTTATTGCGCAAATAATGATGCATCATCAGCTATTTTAGTAAACATGAATTTAGTTGATTCTTCCGATTCGAGTGCAGAGTATGAATTTTTTAGGGAAGATTTAGCTGCAAAGACACAAGTGAATGCAACACCACAAGGTATAAATTTAGAGGCAGGTGATGCAATTACAGTGCAAGCGGCTACTGGTAGTAGTAAAATACAAGGTGCAATTAGTTATGCATTGATAAATAGATCACAGGAAAATGGCTAAACAAAAATTTGTTAATTTTATACCACGACCAAAGCCTCGTAAACGTCCTCGTCGTCATAAAAAATCTCTTTCAAAATCAGAAAAAAGAAGTTATAAACCATACAACCGTCAAGGAAGGAGACCATGAAAATAATACCAGCGAAAGCTAAAGAAATAGTAAAAAATAAAAGAACGGGTCAAATATATGCAGACAAAGATGCATTTAATGCTGACGTTGCGGATCCTAATACAGAAACTACTCAAGATGATTTTAGACAAGATCTTGAAATAACTGTTGCTTCTTTGGAGGTATTTGGTAAAAACGACTAATGGAACCTGCTGGTGGTACAGAATTACAATTAAAATTTTTATATGATCATGTTGATCATAATCTTTTAGATAAAGTACAAATTACAACTTCAGTACCAGAAAAAATACCATTACACCCTAGTAAACCAAATATACTCTGGCAAAAAAATTCATACGATCAACCAAATATATATCCATGGTTCAAAGATAAAAGCAATCATTACAAGTATGATTGGTATGTATTTAATTCACATTGGACATTTGAAAAATTTAGAATGCTTTTTGGATTGCCTACTGAAAAATGTATGGTTATTAAAAATGGATGTACATCTTTTCCAAAAAGAAAACCTTTCAAAAAAGGCGATCCCATAAGAATGATATTTCAACCAACACCCTGGAGAGGATTGAATGTATTGTTGGCTGCAATGCAGATGGTAAAAAATAAAAATATTAAATTAGATGTGTACAGTTCTACACAAGTGTATGGAGATGATTTTAAAAAAGCTAATGATGATAAATGGGTTCCACTTTATAAACAAGCATCAGAATTACCTAATGTAAATTATATAGGCTATAGACCTAATGAATATATTTTAGAAAATTTGCAAAATTATCATATCTTTGCTTACCCTAGTATATGGGAGGAAACATCTTGTATATCTGCTATTGAATGCATGTCTGCTGGTTTATATTCTATTGTAACAAACTATGGAGCCTTATATGAAACTTGTTCTGAGTTTCCTATTTATGTTCAATATTTAGAAGATTATAAATTGTTAGCTCAATCATTTGCTTCAGCGATAGACATTGCTGCAGATACACTGCATTTAGATGTAATACAAAATAATTTAGATATGCAACAAGATTTTTATAAACGATTTTATAGTTGGGAAAAACAAGCAAGTACATGGTCTAATTTTTTACAAGGTGTAACTCATGTCAAATAAGATCTGGTCTAATGATGGTACTTATCAAACAATAAAAGAAGTTAAAATTGATGATCCATCAAAGCCTATTTGGTTACGGGATCAAGATTCAAAAAAGACTATAAGCTTGTGTGTTGGTACGCCAGTGCATTCAGAGGTTTCAATCCATTATGCACAGTGCTTGTTAGAACTTCAAAAACATATGTTAAAAAAAGGAGACAATGTAAGTTTTTTAATGCATAAGTCTTCACTTGTTACACAAGGAAGAAATTTAACAGTAGCATCATTTTTAGATACAGAAGCTGATTATCTTTTATTTTTAGACTCTGATATAAATATTGGTCCAGATGCAGTTTATAAAATGATTGAAGCAGATAAGGATGTAATATGTATTCCCTATCCTTTAAAAAGTATACAATGGGCAAAACTTTATGAGAGAATGCAAAAAGGCAAAATTAAGAACGCTGAGGATTTAGAAACAGGAGCTTGTATCTATCCAATAAGAATAAAAGACTCAACAAATTTTACAGTTAAAAATGGTGTAGCTGAAGTAACACATGCTCCAGCAGGGTGCCTTTTAATTAAACGAGTAGTGTTTGATAAGCTAATACAAAATTATCCAAATAAAAAAATAGTACAAAACTCAGTTGTAAATGGTGAGTATCAAGAAGTGCCAAATTACTATAATTTGTTTGATACAGTTCATGATGAAAAGACTCAAACCTATATGGGGGAAGACTATGGATTTTGTAAACTATGGACTGATATAGGTGGTAAAATATATGCATTGACCGATAAATATATAATGCATGTCGGTGAACACCAGTACATAGGAAGGTATATGGATGAGTTCGAAAAAGCCGATTAAATTATATCTAACATCTCCAACAATGGGTCAAGTTGATATACACTATATGCGTTCTGTGTTTTTGTTACAAGCAGAGTGCCACAAGAGAAAGGTGCATATCACATTACATTTACATAAAGGATCATTAGTTACTTTTGGTAGAAATGCCTGTACTGCAGCTTTCTTACATTCTGATTGCACTCACATGTTGTTTGTTGATACCGATATACAATTTAATGAACAAGATATATTTAGAATGTTAGATTTAGATAAAGATGTAACACTAATACCGTATCCTATGAAAATGTTTAATTGGAAAAAAGCTTTAGAAATGTACAAAGAGCATAACATACCAGTGAACAAAGGTGGTTTTACTTATCCTCTAACAGTGTTAAATCCTGATGATTTTGTAGAAGAACACGGTTTGATTGAAATAGAAAAAGGACCTGCAGGTTGTATGTTAATTAAACGTGAAGCTATACTTAAAATGATTGAGCATTACCCTGAATTAAAAGTAAGACAACAACATTATCATAATGAATCAGAAAGAGATTCGAAGCACTCTTATAATTTTTGGGACACAGAGTTTATTAAAGAAACAGGGCAGATAATAGGTGAAGATTTTGCCTTCTGTAAGCGATTTAGAGACATAGGGGGACGTATTTATGCCTTAGTTGATAGTGAGATAGCACATCACGGAAACTATCCTTTCAGAGGAAGGTTTATTGACGAATGTGGTAAAATTGAGTAAATTGCAGTAATATACGTATTTATAACAGGAGCTTAAATATATGCA